TGACTAAACAGAACGAGTTTAAAACTCTTTACGAAACCGAAAAAGCTAAACGCGAAAAAGCCGAGTCTACTCTTTCGGACTTGAGTAAAAATCAAGTACTGGCATCTAAGCAAAACGCCCTTAAGGCGGAGCTTGGGGGTATTAAACAAGAGTACTTGAGCTTTGCAAAACTTGAGGAGATTGTAATGGGCGAGGACGGTACTCCCGATATGGAGTCCGTTAAGAAAGTCGCAAATCAATTCCGTAAAGATCATATCTCATTACTCCCTACTAAGGAGGGCGCGAGCCTACCTAACGAGGCCGCGCGCGGTACAGGTTTACCGCTCCCTCCGGCCCCGGTTGACTTATCGAAAAAGAGTCCTAAAGAGCTTGCAGAGATGTATGCGGCAATGGGCGGAATTAAAGCAAACGTAAGACCGGCTAAGTAAGCCGATCTAAATTTCATTTTAAGGATATTATTTTATGGCAGATATGGGCGTAACTGAAACATCGGCCACTGGCCTTGCACTTGTTGCCGCAATGGTGCAATCTCAACTTATTGTTAATGCGGAGTTGATGTTTACTATTCAGGATGAATCGGCTCGGGCCGTCAAAGGCGCTAAGTCGATTGCATTTCCAAAAACCGGCGCATTGGACCCGACCGAAAAAGCGGAAAATACTGCTACTACGGCTCAAGTACTCACCTACGCGGTCGATACTATGAACCTGGACCAGCATTTTCAGACGCTAGTTAGGTTAGAGGATATCGCGGCCGTCCAAAGCATTTTGAACGTTGAAAGCGATATCATTGAGCGCGCCGGTAAGGGTATGGCTAAGAAGTACGATACGGCTATTTATACTGCACTTAAAGCTAGCGCATCGGCGTCGGCCCCGGACCATACCGTAGCGGATTATGCGGCCTCGGGCGCGATTACTCGGGCTAAAATCCTTGCCAATCGCAAGCTCTTGAACGACCAGAACGTTCCTAAGTCGGAGCGTTTTATGGTTATCTCTACGGAGCAAGAGTCCGAGCTTTTGAATATTGACGGCTTTGTGGACGCCGACAAGTACGGCTCGCGCGAGTCCCTGCTTAATGGGGAGATTGGCCGCCTATTTGGCTTCACGGTTATTTGTACTACGACTTGCGAAAGTGATGTTACGCTCTACTACCATCGCTCGGCCCTGGCGTTTGCGCGTCAAGTGGAGCCGACTTGGGAGCGCCAGCGCGCGGACCTTGCGTACCTGGCGGACGACTACTCACTGTCTAGCTTGTTCGGCGTAAAGGCTATGGACGCAGGTAAGCGTATTGTTGTGGCCTCGGCTAGCTAATAATTTTAGAGGGGGGGCTGGCCCCCTCTCTTTCTTAGGAGCCTACGCATGGTCGATAACGAGGATATCTATAACGAGGTAAAAGCGCTGCGCTCGGACGTAGCTAAATACCATAACCGAGCGGTACGTAATTCGACTGATATAGCTTGGTTGAAGCGCGGGCTATTCGGAGTGGTTGGCTCTATGTTTACATACGCGGGCGCGGTTATTTGGACTAAGATTAACGGACACTAAACCCCGAGGGCCTTGTAATGAGGCCCTCGGTTTTCTCTAAAAGGAGCCTGACAAGTGATAGACTCACGGTTGCGCTTGACAGTCCTACATAAAGATGATTTAACTTTTGCCGACTATACAGAACAAGCGGCGGACTTTGGGCGGGATAACTTCTCTACTACGCTAAATGCTAGTGACGATTACCTGTACGTAGGCTTTTACAAACCGATTAACAATGTATACTGCGAGCTAGCTACGGCTAATACTACGGTTAATACGTTGACGTTTGAATATTATGATGGCTCTACTTGGGTATTGCTCACGACGGCTCGCGACTTGACTAAGGGCCTCACTCGCAGCGGCTACATTACGTGGGATAAGCCTACGGATTGGGACGATACGGTAATTAACAGTATTACTAAGTTTTGGGTACGCGCGCGCCCAAGCGTAACCCATTCGGCAACAAGTATAGCTGGTATCAACCTAGCCTTTGCCGACGACTACGACTTGCAAGGCGAGTTTCCAGATGTACTTACCTCGGGGTTTATACCTGCCGGAGAAGTATCACATATAAAAACCCATGGGGCGGTACGTAACGATATTATACAGTCTCTACGCAATAGCGGGTACCTGAAAACTACGGCAACGGGCTATGCGACTATTACGCCATGGGACTTGTTAGATATCTATGAGCTTAAGCAGGCGGCAATTAACCTAGCACTCTCTAAAATATTTTTCAATTATAGCGATGAGGATAAAGATATTTGGGCCGTCAAGAGCCGAGTATACGACTTGCGCTATAAAGAGCTTATGAAGCTCGTAACCCCGTCGCTTGATACAGACGACGACGGTACGGCGGACGCCTCGGAAAGGCGCGTTAGCCGAGTCTCGCGTATGGTGAGGTAATATGAGCGTTACCGATATCTCTACAGGGATAAAGGCCCGAGTCGTCTCGTTACAAGCCACCTCTAAAGAACTAGAGTACGGGCTAGACGTAAGTAAAAATAAATTCCGAGCAACCTATACCGGGTACGCGGTTGTACCTGAGGATATCCGGCAGACAACGGGCGCGCTATCTACGTTTACGGTAGATCAACTATTTACCGTGAAACTGGCGCGCTCATTTGGGCCAGATAAGACCGGGGACCAAGCCCAATTAGTCGCAGCTAATACGCTATATCAAGAGATGTACGACTTATGTAAAAGCCTAGTAACAACTAAGCCTCACGCGGGGGTACTACTTGTAAGCGAGGTTGAGGTAGGTAAAGTACAACTTTCGGCAACCATGGTTACATTAACGGCGACACTAAAAATCAAATACAGACAAGCCCTTTAAGGAGTTTTGATAATGGCCTTGACAATTAAAAGTAACGGCAAATATGCGGTTATGGTAGAGTCGGTAGAGGGTACGTATGAAGTCCCTGCCTCCGGCTCGGATTTTATCGCGGTACTTGAGGACGGTAACGAGCTTAGCCCGGCGAAAGAACTACTTGAGCGCAGCGTACTTACAGGCAGTATCGGTAAGGTTACTCCGCGTACAGGTATGAAGTCCGTAAGCGCAAGCTTAGGAGTAGAGCTTAAGGCAGGCTCTACTGCCGGGGCCGATCCGGAATACGCCCCACTACTTAAAGGCGCGTTTGGCGCTACGCGTAACCGCGCAACGGTAGTTACGACTAAAGGTAGCGGCAATAGTGCAACGGTTCTACAAATTGAGGACGCGGATATCGCAGATTTGCAAATTGGCGATATTATCGTAGTCAAACAAGCGGGCGCATATCATATTAGCCCTATTACGGCTCGGTCAACGGGCGCAGGTACGGCTACGGTTACCATGCTTGTAGCTCATCCGAGCGGAGATTGTACGGATAGCGTAACGGTTGCGCCTTTCCGTACTTGGTACGCAAACAATACAGGGCATCCTAGCCTATCGGTTACTAAGTACGTAGACGATGTTATCACTGAGAAGGCTACAGGTTGCCGCGTTTCTAGTATGGCGCTTGAGGGCTTTGCTACGGGCGGACTAGCAAACTTTAGTTTTGGCCTTGAGGGTATGGGATTTGATAGGTCGGTTGCGGCCCCTCCCTATACGCCTTCACTTGACTCTAGCCTACCCCCGGTTATTCTTAGCGCTAAAGTATATTTGGACGGTACAGTTATTGAAGTTAATGAGCTTACGGTTAGCCTAGAAAATACGGTTGGTTTTGCAACGTCTACGGGCAGCGCTAACGGTCGGATTAGCGGGCGTATCTCCGAGCGGACGATTACGGGTACTATTGATCCGTATAAAGCAAGTGACTCGGTCGCCAATTATACTAAATTTGTAAATAATACACAATTTAGCTTGTTCGCATTTGCGTATAATCCGACCACAACCGCTGGAGAATTTGGCGAAATGGTTGGATTCTACATGCCTAAGTGCGTTATTACGGAAATTTCCGAGGCGGATCAGGATGGTATTCTTAAGGACTCCCTTACATTCTCGGCCTCTACCGGCTCGGACGGCTCCAGTAAAGAACTTTACTTCTCTATGAGCTAAAGAATAAGCAGATAGTACCGATAAGTAAAATATGGGAGTGTAGGGGTAATTACCCTACGCCCATTTAGCCCTAGGGCGAGTTGAGCCGCTAGCCTGGAAAGCTACGGGCCGTAAATCCTAATTACCGTTAGGTAAGTCGGCCCGGCTCCTCTCCCCTTGCGCGTATGTTAGCCCGTAACTAACTTATTGGAGACTACTGTATGAGTAACCGTATCTACCGCCTTAAAGACCGTATCCCCGTCGTTATCGACTCCCTTACCTTTCTTATCTCTCCGCTATCTAATGAACAAAAAGCCATTATTCAAGGTACCATGCTAGCCGCCGGTAAAGATCCGATGAAGGCAGTAGAGGCCGCGCGTACCGCAATCAAATTCTCTGTTAAGGGGATTGTAGGTGCGGTTAATGCGGATGATACCCCGTACATCGTAGAGTTTGAGGACGCGGATAAGACCGCCCTTAGCGCTAGTACCTTAGACGATATTATGAATATGCAAGCCTCAACTAAAGTTACTACGGTATGCGCGCAATTGGTTGCGGGTATCCCGAGCGGCTTTATTAACCCCTCTACTAACAAGCCCCTTGAGGGAGTATCGTTCGCGGACGCGGTAAAAAAGCCCCAAGCCCGGACGATGAGCAAGAAATAATTTGGTATTTGGGTACAGTCCCCGACTACCTACTAAGCCAAATATGGACTGTATCCGAGCTAAGTTTATTCGACCGGGCAGTACTATCCGCGCAATTCTATTACTACTACGATGAGAGAATGAATTGCGCTAGGGCTATCAGTGAGGAAACAAAAAAGACTAAGCGTTACGCGGAGGCGGTAAGTCGCGCCCGATTGCGCTTTGGCTGTAATACGATATCCGCGAAACCTAAAGTAGAGATAGACGGGGTAAGTTTTTACACTTGTCTATGTAATTTTAAACATCCCCTTTTTGATTTGTACTTAGAGTTGAGCGAGCGACTAGAGCAAGGTATTTTGCCGGAGACGGGCAGTATCTTAGACCAGTCCGCCCGCACTATGGAGGCATTACGCCTCTTACGACGCCTCAAAATAGAGGCCCAAGTACAAGAGCAAAAAGAGGCTAACATAAAAAGTAATAAAAAACATGGCAGATAATAAGGTAGAGTTTGAACTAGAGTTAATCACTCAAGCCTTTGCCAATGCCTTAAACGACGCGGCGAAACAGGTTGAGGCGTTTGGTAAGGATTTTAGTAAGACAGAAAAAGACGGACAAAAGGCGTTTGACGGCATAGGTAAGGCCGGTAAGGACGCAGGTAAGGGTATAAAGGACGGAGCCGAACAAGCTTCCGGAGCTTGGGATACCTTTAAAGGAGTCCTAGGGGCCGAGGCTGTCGTAGGCGCGTTTAACCTAATTACGGGCGCGGCTAAGTCTCTGTTTAATGCCCTGGTAGTTGAGGGCGTAAATGGGGCGGTTGAGGCGGAGGCCTCCCTTAATCGTCTAAAGTCTACGCTTAGTATTACGGGCGAAGCGACTAGCGAGGTAGTAGGCGACTTTCAAGCCTTTGCCGCGCAGATGCAAAAGAATACGGCGGCGGACGGGGACAACGTCCTATCCCAACTTGCACTAGCCAAACAATACGGCTTAACAAATGAACAAGCAAAACAGGTAGTAACTACTGCTACGGATATGGCTGCGCGCGGGTACGACGCGGATACAGCGGTTAAACAACTCTCCGAGTCTTTTAGTGGGCAAGCGGGCAGGCTAGCTAAACTTAATCCGGCGCTTAAAAATCTCACTGAGGAGCAGCTAAAGGCAGGCGCAGGCGCGGCCCTAATGGCGGCTCAATTCGCAGGCTCCGCTGCTGACAAGCTGAATACGTATGAGACGGCTATAGCGCAAGCGTCAAACGCATTTGGTGATATGCAAGAGGAAATTGGGTTTCTAATTACCCAAAATCCCGCCATAATTGCCGCGATACAACAAGCGGTAGGTATTTTTCAAGAGTTAACGGCTTGGGTATCCGCTAATAGCGATGAGATTGGCCGGTTAATTG